TAACATGTCACAAGCATACTAGTACGTCCGTATACAACTTTTTAGTATGATACATCGCATATAAACCTAACCTACTATACTAAGTAGTATGGTTGCATCCCTTCTCAAAGTAATCTCCACAGGAGTTCAAGATGATCGTCTTCATTTCAGTGAGACACTATATCCATATCAAAAAACCTGGTTAAAAACCGCTAGGTTCACAACAAAATGGCACCGCTTAGATTTTTACAATCCACCCACTTTTGGTAATACAGCATTTCTAAATCTTCCTCGGAAAGGGCACTTGATTACTCGCCTTTACCTTGTAGCGACAATGCCAGATATCTATACGACACAGCTACAAGCTCTACAGCAACTCAAAACTGTTAATCCAGCAGCAACTCAAGTGTTTCCCCGATTTGGCTGGACAAATTCCTTAGGGCATGCCTTAGTCAGTCAGCTTACCTTAGACATTGCCGCATCCCGTGTGGAGACTCTGGATAGTCGTCTCTTGGAAATATTGGATGAGTTTAATACACCACTGGAGAAAGTCTCTGGAATGAATGACTTAATCTGCAGAAAAGACAGTGGATTTACAGAGACGTCTTTTGGCTGGCCCGCTCCATCTTCTGCGCTACGAACTGCAGTCCCTGTGCAACCATCTGCGTCCCTGGCTCCCACCCAGCAGCGTGTGATAGTCCCGCTTCCGTTCTGGTTTGCACGTGGCGATCCTGGTTCTGCCTTACCGATTGATGCTATGACAATGGATGAAGTCCGTGTGGGAATTACATTTCGCGGTCTAAATGGTTTATACTATACGCCGACACAAGTCCCTAATGTAGCAACTGCCGATGGGACATCGTTGTATCCCATTACAAATTCCTTATTTTATCCTGCGGACCCAGTACAAACTCCGAATCAGCAGCCGATTGCGAATCAAACGGGTCAAATCAAGATGCCGCTGTTGCAACTGGGAGATTGTTACATTATGGCAGAGTACGTTTATTTGGATCAGAATGAAGCCAATCGATTTCGTTTAGCGGACCTACAGGTTCCTATTGTACAACACTATCAAGTGAATCCCTATGATTCCAGGGGTTTAATGAATGCACGAATCCGTTTGGATATACCGAACCCGACTCGTGACCTATTTTTCATGTGTAATCCTATTATGGCTTCATCATATAATGCACATTTTTTGGCAACGAATACGCTAACAGGTACTGTCAATTCCTTACCAGCCTCTACTGCAGTACCATGGTGGCCTGATGCAGTAGGCCTTAGTTCTGCTACAATATCACCCTATTTACGTCCTGGATTTGCCTTATCAAATGCGGAGCCTCTTTCAGGATATGAATTGGATTATCAGGGGTCTTTAGTACGGTTCAGAACGGAAGGACCAGCGCTTTTTCGCTCTATTGTGCCTTCAATGGAACAGCGGAAATCGCCGTGGGTGAATCGGTATTATTATAACATTCCGATGGGAATTGAGAATGGTCTGACGCCATTTTCAAGACCGCAGGGAGAGGCCAATTTGGATAAGATTACGAACAGAGACCTTGTGCTCAATTTTAAGGGTCAGGGTACAAATGTGAATCAATTCATGGTATATGTCTATGCGGAGACGTATAACATGCTGAGAATTTATGGTGGTCGCGCAGGATGCATGTTTGCGTATTAATAGGGGATGATATAGTAGAATGGGAAGTTTAATTTCTAGAGCAGAAACACCTGTAGCTGCACCTGTAGCTGCGCCTGTAGCTGCGCCTGTAGCTGCGCCTGAAGCTGCGCCTGAAGCTGCACCTAAACCAGAAGAAAAAGAAGAAAAAGAAGAAAAAGAAGAAAAAGAAGAAGAATCTGCAAATAAAACCGTACCTGGAACAGCAGGCGGCAAACGAAAAGGAGGTTATCGTCCAACAAAGAAAGACAAAGCAGCTTTAAAGAAGCTAAAACAAGGAAAATCGATCGGATTCACCATGCGCTCCAGTCTGAAGGCAAAGGGACTTCTTCGGCGAGCCAATGGCACTATGCGTGTTAGTGCCAAATACAGAAAAAATTGAAACCCATCGGCTATAACAGAATTGTTGCGGCACAATGTCGTTTCAATTCTCAAGTCTCCTTCAAGAGCCTGCGGGCATTCGTTACTCCTGTGCTGTTCAGCAGCCCGATGGCACAATGCGCGTAGGAACCATATCGGAAGCAAACTATGAGATTGTTTTGGATATCCTTGCCATGTCCCAACAGATTCTCGATTATTACCATGCGCTTCCCGTAAATGAAGATGCCATTGATCATACGTATCAGTATTTCCAACGGGTTCTGAACCAGAAATCCTGGTATAATGAAAAGGAATCGGTGCTTCGCACGCTGATTATGATTACAAAGCAGTATGTATTAGAATCACATATTCTGACAGATTATTATGACTATCTTCTGTATTGCCTTGCTAAGGAAACACAAGAAGCAACAAGAAGCGCATAAATAGAAATAAAAAAATTGAAAACCATGTGTATGTGTTATAAAGACGTCGCTTTAGCATGTCTGAAGCTGATTCGTGCCGCATTTGTTTGGATACTGAGGGGCAGTTGATTCGTCCTTGTAAGTGTAAGGGTTCAATTGGTAAGGTTCATGAGACTTGCCTAAATGATTGGCGTGCCGCGTCTACCAATCCTCATTCAAAAATCCGTTGCGACCAATGCAAACATCATTATTCATTTCGACGGCCTGCGATTGCTGCCGTTTTACAAAAAAAATGGGTTATTTTCCTTCTGTCTGTTCTCTGTTTTAGCGCCATCGCGTATACACTCGGCTATCTGTTGTGCAGTCGTTCATTAACCTATGTACATCCTTCTACATTTATGGAGCGGACACAGCGTTATACCATGATTGGCGGAATGATTTTGGGTGTGATTGGAATCATAACATTATTAATTGGCCCAGTGGGCATCCTTGTGTCTCAATTGAATTGGGGTATTATATATCCGAATTCAATTGATTCAGTTACCTTTTGTGCAACACTCTTCTTAGCGGCGGGTTGCCTGAAAGGATTCTTTGAAGTTTATCTTCTTGTAGAATACATGACAAAATTATACATTATAAAAACAGAATACATGTTGGAAAACGTTGATTAGATTATGTATTAGAAAACAAAAAAACCCAAATAAAACATGCTATTTTTTTATAGTAATGGATACCATGGGAGGTATCTTGGGTTTTACAATAGGTTTTACTTTTGTAGCACAACAGTAATTAATGCATTTATGTATGAGATTGAATCGTAGTGCAACTAAGAACGCGATGGTAAAGAAAATGCCGAGTGTAATACAGACAATAATGGCGGTCTTACTTTCATCAGATAAGAGCATATTGATGTGTACTATGTTGCGAATGTATAAGTTGTTTTATTTGCGATGGGTTTTGCGTTTGCGATGGGTTCTGCGTTTACCACCTCTATCTGCATTACCTGCATTACCTGCATTACCTGCATTACCTGCATTACCTCTATTACCTCTATTACCTGCATTACCCGCATTTGAAGATTTTGTTTTTATTCCCCATCCATAAGGTGACTCTATAGGCCCTGAAATGCGTTTGTTGTTAGATGATTTTGGTGAAAGTTTAAATGGATCTTTTGCAAGCTGTACAGGCAAATTTTTTCTAATACGGAACATAGCTTTTCCACTTAATTCGCCATTTATTCCTTCTAAGTTTAGTATTTTTTGGGATGTTTTATACGTCTCTATTTTTTCCATTCGTTTTTTATATTGGTTCTTTTTAGTTGTATTACTTAATCCATTTATTTCTTTCATTATTTCATTATAATATTTATTTGCAAAATTTTTTGAAGGTGCTGCAGCCATCTCTACTAAATCCCCACAATATTTTATAAAAATTAAAATCTACCAAACTTTATAAACAAAACGCACTCATTATAGACTTGCAATCCGTTCATACTTTATCAACTCATCTAATAACAATAACCGGATATACTTACTTTTCAAGAAATAAAAACACATTCCATTGCAAACCTGGATTACATGTATAAGTGTTATGAATGTATATGTTGTTTTATTTGCGATGGGTTCTGCGACGACCGCCATGCTTCTTACCTTTCATGTTATTTGCCTTTTTCTGTTTATTACTCGGACGTAGTCTCAAAGGTTGACCTACTGGTAGTCCTGCAGCTGCAGCTGCAGCCCCAGGAATTCCTGTCACAGGTGCATACGTAGATTGTAAAGATACTGCGGCTGCACGAGATCCTGGCGCGGATACATACGTAGGTTGTGAAGGTGCTACTGTACGAGGTCCTGGCATGTGTACATACATAGGGTGTGAAGGTGCAGGTAAGGCAGCTGCAGTTGCAGGTAAGGCAGCTGCATCATGAGCTGCTGGACCGAATAAATGATTTGAAAATTGAGATACCGTAGGAATATGACGAGATTAATTAGTTGTAAGTAATAGTCGTGGGGGTGGATCGTTGATTGGGTTAAAATTAAAATCGTCATTATCCATCATATTTTTAACATTATTATTAGTTAATTCTCTCTCTAATTCTAACTCAGCTTGTAGAAATTTTAATGCCTGTCTGCTTTGAATATATTCTTGGATTTTTACTATATTTTGAATTAACGGGCATATTCTCCGTATAATACTGATTATGTCTTTTTTTATATCTTCTTTTGAAATAGTAATGGTTGAGTTGCTTTTAATCATTTCCTTTTGATCTTCAAACTTTATTTCATTCAAAAATGTAGATACTTTACGTTGATCATATTTTGATAGGAGGTAGCTTTCATTATTTGTAGATTGTGTATATAACTTCATATCAGAATAAAACTCATTATATTCTTTTAATACAAAATTATATATAAATATAGCATAATTTACGTCGTTATCGTCTATAAGTTGGTATATATATTTAGTAAAATTTTTACTATTATTATCTTTGCAATATTTAAATAATATTCCCCTTAATTCAGATAGTTTAGGTAGTCTATCACGTTCTTTCTTACTTATCGTAATATTCTGAGTAGATGCAGCAGCCATATCTATATATCCCTTATAAAAAATAAAATTGAAATCCATCAAACTCTATAAACAAAACGCACCATGCGCATCATCTCCTTCAACGTAAACGGTATCCGCTCCATCAAAAATAAATCCAAACAAGGTCAACCCTTGCAACAACCAGAAAATACATCCGTACTCCATCAACTCATCGAAGATCACCAACCAGACATACTCGCCTTCCAAGAAATCAAAACACAATCCATTGCCGACCTGGATTTTCTCAAGCCCCAATTCCCCCACATCTTCATCAACACTGCCGTAAAAAAGGGCTATTCAGGAACAGCACTGCTAACCAAGGAAGAGCCGCAAGAAATCCATTACAATTTTGATTTATGTGAATTTGAGCAGGACATCACAGATAAATCATGGAACCAGGAGGGGCGTACCATCACTGCTATCTTTGAAACATGTATTGTAGTAACAGTATATGTTCCAAATTCCAAGCCGAAGTTAGCACGCATTGATGAGCGCTTAGAATGGGAAGAGCACTTGCGAGTCTATCTTATTCAACTCGAAATGTATGGGCGTCCTATCATCTTATGTGGCGATTTGAATGTTGCCCCACAGCCGATGGACATTCATTCCAAACAGGGCGCAAATATTGCGGGAGCGTCTCCGCAGGAGCGTGGGGCATTTCAACGGTTAACAGAGCGATTCACAGATTCGTTCAGACATCTGCATCCTGCAGAGCAGCAGTGGAGCTGGTGGTCTAACTTTGCGGATTCAAGAGCACGAAATAAGGGATGGCGGATTGACCTGATTCTTGTGAGTACTGCACACAAGGATCAGATTGAAAATGCGGCTATTCTTCCTGAATATCATGGATCGGACCATTGTCCTGTCCTGTTAGACCTTATGGTCTAACGGGACCATAAGGTCTAACGCATGATTATCTATTGACGCACGTCAATAGATAATAGTCTAACTACCCTTGTTAACGTTGCGATAAAACAACAGTAATCGGCTCATAATCAATATCATAACCCCTATAAAAATCAGGATACGTATCACCCATTGTATTCAAAATAGATTGCACAATAGATATTCCTTCCTCGTTTTTTAGTACAGGACTACGCAATTGTAGTTCTTGTATGTGCGGTACATTTTCACAAATTGTATTTATATCAAGACTAAGTAAATCTGTAAGACATGCACCCATTTCTATTTCTTTACCTTAAAATCAATTGTTGCCGCCTTGTTATTATAACGAGGCAAGGAAACAATTGCTTCTCGTCCATATTCAGGAAAAGGAACCGTGTAATCTGCGGAGCCACCAACTTGCACCCACTCACTCATTTTTTGTTTTAAATCCAGATAGCTGAGTGAGTTTTTACGTACACCGTTCTCTTGTAATTGCTTTAACAGATTTATGGTTTCGGATAGACGCGCTTCTTTTGTCTTCTCTTCTTTTGGCATAGGGGGACACTGCGTTAGGGGGACACTGCGTTTCCCCCTTAAACCCCCTCTCAGATTATTTCTCCTTAAATAATTTGAAAGAGAGTATAATCTGAGAGGGGGTTTAAGGGGGAAACGCAGTGTCCCCCTAACCCCTAACCCCTAATGAATCCCCTCTACGTCTCTAGAATAATTAGTGTATGGATATTCTGTATTGGAATGGGTATCAGCTATAATTTTTTTATAACACCCTTTCGCATCGGTCCTAACCCATCATTTATTATTCTCGGAGTTACCATCGACACCATACAGAAATACATGATGCTCTGTTTATACGTAATTACAAATATCATTATCAGGAATATGAATTTCAACATTATTAGTCCATGGCTCATACAGAATGTACAGAATACACATGCAATACAGATGCCAACTGCACAGATTTATCAGATTTCTGTCTGTTTTACATTATACGGTTGGGTAGATTCCATCATTTATATTAATATGATTCTATCACAGTTTGATGTAATATTACTGGAAATTATGACAGACGTGTTAATAAATATCTATATCACGCGGAACTATTTGATGAATAAGGATAAACTATGACACAACATGACATTTAGTATACTCTAAAGTTCCATTGCTATTACGTGGACATCCAGCTTTCTGTTTTAATCCGTCAAGATATTCTCGAGGTGTCCAGTTATTCTCTTGCCAGACAGATGGAATAAACGTTCCAGATCCTGTATTGCATGTATATACATATACATGCTCTTTCTGCGGAGATTGTTCTAAAAACGTCTTAATTGCAATA